GCTCGCAGTCGTGAAAGAGAATCGGCCGACAATGCAAAATATGAAACAGAAATTCGAAATAAAAAAGTGTACCGACGAGTAACAACCCGCGACGAATTGAAGGGAGAAAAACTTCCTCTAATCAATTTTATAGGCGATTACAAAGAAAGAAATAGCATACCTACTAAATGTTCTTTTATTTATAATCAGTCCGAAGGAGAATTTGACATTACTTTTGTTCAAGATGATTCTATTATAAAAATATTAAATGGAACAATTCCATTTCCTAATGGAAAAGTAGTAGCAGATATACATGAACCCCCATATCTCTTTGAACAAAGCAAAGTATATTCAGCCGTAAAAGAAAATGCTTCTAAATTCACTAAAATTTTAACTCATAACGAAGAATTATTAAAACTTCCTAATGCTATATTTCGAAACTCGGCTTATGAAGTTGTTTTAAATAAAAATATTCACCTACAAACATATCCTATTTTACAAGATAATTCTTTAATTCAACTTTATCCCAAAAATAAAATGATTTCTTTTATTACATCCAATAAAACTTTTACCGATGGACATAAATTTCGTTTGGGGTGTCTTAATTATCTTATATCTAAAAATTGCAAAAAATTTGATGTTTTTGGCGTTGGCATACGAGAAATAATGGGAAAAATAGAAGCTTTAAAAGATTATCGATTTTCTATTGCTATTGAAAATGGGAAATGTAAAAATTATTTTACAGAAAAAATATTAGATTGTTTTCTTACTGGAACCATTCCTATTTATCACGGATGCCCAAATATCAATGAATTCTTTGACATTCGTGGATTTTATACATTTGAAACCTTTGAAGAATTATTAGAAATTATTAATTCATTAACTGAAAAAGATTACGAATCTCGACACGAATTCGTTAAAACAAATTTTAAAATCGCAGACCAATGGTGGTATGATAATAATAAATTCTTTGACAAATATATTAAACCCCTATTAAAATAAATTGCTAAAATTCAATAAAATGATATAGTAGAAACATTATGGAATTTAAAAAAGAAAATATTGGACATCAAAGTCCGTGGTTAGCTGAAATATATAATCAATATTTTTCTAATGTAATCGATGAATTTTTTGTAGAAATCGGAGTAGGATTTACAGCTAATTGGCATCTCATGAAAAAGCCACGGAGAATAGTTCCCCCAGACCAGTTAGTCAGAGGATTTTCAAATACAATAGAATTCTTAGAACATGGATGGAGTGGTTTATATATAGAACCCATTAAAGAACTTCTTACAAATGAGCTTATACCACTGTTAGATAAAATTCTTACACTAGAACAACAAACCAGGGTACAATTTGCTAATTGTGCGGTATCTGATTCCAACAAAGTAATGGTAATGGGAAAAGACCAGGAACTTTGTGGTGATAGTAAAGAAGAACCAGATAAAGATTTTGTACCGTATGATTGGAAAGGTAGAAAAGTTAATTGCCGAAAAACGTCAGAAATACTAATAGAACATAATGTTCCAAATATTATAGATGTTATGTCTATAGATGTAGAATCTCATGAATTATACGTACTCCGTGGAATGGACTTTTCTAAGCATTTGCCAAAATTAATAATTATAGAAACATGTATTACTCCACATAATAAAATATTAGAAATATTACCTAAAGAATATAAGTTTATAAAAGGAGATAGCTTAAATTCTGTCATTATTAATAAAAATTTACTATAATGAAAGAAGCCAAAGAACAAATTTTAAAACTTGTTTCTCAATATATTATTGAAAAACATGCAAAAAAAACATGGACTCCCGGAAAAGACTGGGTTCAATATTCCGGACCATATTATGACCATAATGAATATATTAATGCTATAAGTACTTTACTTGAAGAATGGTTAGTACTCGGACAAGACGCTCAAAAATTTGAAAAACAATTTGCATCTATTCTTGGAAAATCACATGGTATTGTAACTAATAGTGGGTCTAGTTCTAATTTACTTATGATTGCTACTATAATAGCAAATAAGAGACACGCCGAAAACTTCAAAATAATTTTACCAGTGGCAGGATTTCCAACTACCGTCAACCCCGCTCTCCAACTAGGTCTTAAACCAACATTTGTAGATATTGAATTAGAAACATTAAATTTAAATCTCGACCAAGTAGAAATGGAAGCCAGTACCAATACCCATTTAATGTTTGCTCACGTTCTTGGAAATCCCCCCAATATGGATAGGGTAATGGAAATTGTAAATAAATATCATTTAACATTACTGGAAGATTGTTGTGATGCTGTGGGTTCAAAGTACAACAATATTCCTCTTGGTTCTTTTGGACGTATGGCAACCGCTTCCTTCTACCCCGCCCATCATATTACTATGGGAGAGGGAGGATTTGTTGCCTGTAATCAACAAGATGAAAAAATAATAAGAAGTCTTCGAGACTGGGGACGCGGATGCTATTGTGTTGGAAAAAAAGCTAATCTTTCAACTAAAGGAACATGTGGTTGTCGTTTTAAAGCATGGCTGCCTTCTCTCCCAAATGAAATATTTGACCACAAGTATGTTTATGAAAATATCGGATACAATTTAAAGCCAATTGAACTTCAATGTTCAATGGGACTTGCACAATTAGATAAGCTACCCCTAATTCGTATTAAACGCAATTCTAATCATGCCCGATTAACAGAAATCTTCAAACCATATGAGGAGTTTTTTCATATCCATCGTGCCACCCCAAAAGCCAGCCCTTCGTGGTTCGCTTTTCCCATTACTGTGAGAGATGAAGCCCCGTTTAAGCGTTCTCAGTTCACCCGTTACATGGAAGAAAATAAGATTCAAACTAGAAATTACTTCGGCGGCAATATTTTACTTCAACCCGCTTATAGATACCTAGATACATTTAATAATGCTCATACAAGATATCCTGTGGCAACAAAAGTTACAACTGATACTCTTTTTTTAGGAACCAGCCCCATTATTACTCCGGAACAATTAGATTATGTTCAAGAAACAATAAATAAATTTTTTACAAAAAGATTATGGCAATTTTTCGCATAAAACATAACGATTTCGAGAAAACATTCGTTTCTAATATGATTGATACGTTAGATGCTAATGAATGGAAGGATACATTGCGTCTTAACGAACCAGGATGGGATAATCGTTACGATTATGAAGCAAAAATATTATATAATATTATTACTGAATGTAATGCTAAGTCCATTCTCGAAATTGGGTCTGGTCCCGGAGTACTTAGTCAAAAAATCCAGAACTTGCTTCCTAATCCCATTGAATATCATCTTATTGATAAACCATTGGCTAAAAAATACTTTGAAGATAATAATTTTATTGGTAAATTCTTTATTAAAGATATTAGTATTGATTTAGACACAAGCGGATTAAATTCATTATACGATTTAATAATTATTAATGATACATTAGAACATTTACTCGCACCTTCTAATATTGTTAATAAAATTAATTCTCTTATGAATGAACATTCCACTTTATTTGTAAGTGTACCAAATTGGCGTATGGCCCATCAATTTTTATATCGAGGATTATGGGATTACGATAATTTTATTTATTTTATGTATATTCATGGAATAGAAATGGATTCAGTGTATCCATCTTGTCTATTAACCCCCGATTATCCTAGAATAGATTCCGAAGAAACAATGCCCGAAGAACTTAGGCGTAGCTGGAATTGGTATTTTGTCATGAAAAAAAGAAAAGAAAAGAAAATATGAATGAATACACATTAGTTAAAGATATTGCGCGAACATATGGTCCTAAAACATTAATTTATTGTGGCGCAAATCGCGGATTGATAGATTTTATAAATGACAGTCGAATACGAGAATTACAAGTAGAAACTTATAGCGATAACATCAAGCTATATGAAGGCGAAAAGCTAGGGAATCATTTTTCCGATTTTAAAAAATTATTATCCTCTAATTATCACATTGACCATCTTAAAATACCTAGACCTCCTACCGTATTAGAAACAGAATGGGAATGGGATACTTATTGGGTAGCTAACGACCAATCTAAATTTTACTAAAATAAAATATGAAAAAAATTGTATATGTAACTGGATGTTTAGGATTCATCGGAAGCTATGTCACCAAAGCCTGTTTGGAACAGGGGTGGCATGTTATTGGAATTGATAAAATGACATATGCTTCCAATCCCGAATATTTAAAGAGTTTTAATGAGTGGGGTCCTAATGCATTTAAATTTATTCAAACAGATATTAATAATTTAGATAGATTATATGATTGTGATTATATTATTAATACTGCAGCCGAAACCCATGTAGATAATTCTATTATTAGTAGTACAGAATTTTTACATTCAAATATAAATGGCGTACATCATCTCCTGGAGCTAATTAAAACCAAAGATAAATTTCGTATGCCAACTTTACTCCATTTTAGTACCGATGAAGTGTACGGAGACATCGAAGAGGGAGCTCATACTGAAAATGACCTTCTTCGACCATCCAATCCTTATTCTGCAACAAAAGCCGCAGCAGATATGTTAATTTTGGCATGGGGAAGAACTTTCAAGGTTCCTTATATTATTGTTAGACCTACCAATAATTATGGCATAGGTCAATATGCAGAAAAGCTTATACCTAAAGCTTGTAAGTATTTATCATTAAAAAAGAAAATTCCATTGCACAATATGGGAACTCCAAAAAGAAATTGGTTACATGTTAGAGATACTGCCAATGCCATTACTACATTAATAAATAAAAAAGCAGAAGGCATTTATAATATAGGAGGAAATTGCGAATTATCAAATATTATATTAATTAAAAAAATTGTAAAAATTTATAATGGAAAAGAAAATCAAATAATAAATTTTAATCCAGAGAAATATTGTGATTTTTCATATAATCGAGAAGGACAAGACATTCGTTATAGCTTAAATGATAGCAAAATACGAGCTCTTGGATGGACAAACAAATTTGAACTTGTCGACGAGCTACCTAATATAGTAAAGTACTACAAAAATAAATTTGTATGGTAAACAAAGATTTAAAACGACGTATTATTGAAATAGCGTACAAGAATAAATTATCTCATTTAGGTAGTTATTTATCTTGTATAGATACTATTGATTCTATCTTTAAAGAAAAGAAACCAGAAGATATTTTTATTTTATCTAATGGACACGCTGCTTTAGCTCAATATGTTGTGCTTGAAAAATATTTTGGCATAGATGCTGAAATGCTTTTAAAGAAACATGGCGGACATCCCCATCATGATGAAGTAAATCATATTTATTGTTCTACCGGAAGTCTGGGTATGGGCCTTTCGGTAGCAATTGGGCGAGCTCTTGCTAATAAAAACCGCAAAGTACATGTTATGATAAGTGACGGCGAATGTTCCGAAGGTATTATTTGGGAATCTCTTAAATTTATTGATACCCATGACGTACCTAACATTCATATTTATGTCATGTTTAATGGTTATAGTGCTTATGACTCTCTTGATTTTTCTAAATTAAATGCTCAACTTATGGGATTTAATAGTAAAAATCAAATTTCAATAATTCAATGTACATCTGAACACTTTCCATTTTTACATGATTTAAATGCTCATTATCATATTATGTCAGAATCAGATTATAAACTAGCAATAGAAATGACACAATGAGAAAAAATTTTGCTAAAATATTATTCGAAGAAATGTGCTCTGAAGAGGGCAAAAAATTTGTATTACTTACTGCTGATATGGGATATGGCATATGGGATAATATTCGTGACAAATTTCCCGACCAATTTTATAATGTAGGTGCCGCCGAACAATTAATGATTGGAATGGCAGCTGGATTCGCATTAGAAGGAAAAATTCCTATTTGTTATTCCATAACTCCATTTTTACTTTACCGCCCCTTTGAATTAATTCGTAATTATATGCATATCGAAAAACTTCCTATTAAGCTGGTAGGAAGTGGTAGAAATAAAGACTACGGATATCTTGGTTATACACATTGGGCCGATGAAGATTCAGCCATTATGTTAAAATTACATAATATTAGTATTAGTTATCCTTTAGCATCCGATGATTTGACTTCTAAACCAATAATATCTCAAATTCGCCAAATGTTACATCACCCCGCTCCTTATTACATAAATTTAAAAAAATGAAAGTATTAATTACTGGTGGAAAAGGTTACATAGCACGAAATCTTGTCCCGCTATTTATTAGCGCGGGATATATTGTAGATGCTCCTTCACGTACAGAAATGGATTTACTTAACTACGAACAAGTAGATAAATACATTACGAATTCCAATCCCGATATTATTATACATGCCGCTATAAAAGGAGGAAGGCGCACTAAAATAGATACTTGGGAAGAGGTCTTTATTCCCAATATAAAAATGTACGAAAATTTATACGCATATACTATGAAGCCGGGCGTGGACCATCTAAAAATTTTTATAATTGGGTCTGGGGCCGAGTTTGATAGAAGATACCCCATTCAAGAATGTTCCGAAGAAATTATTAAATATTCTTGGCCTATTGACCCATATGGACTATCAAAAAATATTATCACTCGCCGTGTTTTAGAAAGCTTAAACAACATATGGATATTACGTCTTTTTGGGTGTTTTAACTGGGATGATGACCCCGAACGATTTATTAAAAATGGAATTCTAAATCTTAAAAATGGAAAGCCAATAATAATACATCAAAATAAAAAAATGGATTATTTTTATCTTGATGATATATTCATAGTAATAGATTATATTATAAAAACATACACAAATAAAATTATACCAAAAAATATTAACTTAGTATATAATAAGAAAGTAACTTTGCTAGATATTGCTAGTTTAATACATAAATATGTTGGAAAATTTAAACCAAAAATTCAATTGAATGAAACGGAGGAAGCAAATTCTTACACTGGGTCTTCTACTATTTTGTATAGACTTCCTATATCTTCAAAATTAATTGGTCTTGAAGAAGGCATACAACAAACCGTGAAAAAATTATATGAATAAAATAACTTTCTGCATTAATACTGCTAAAAATGAAAAATTCTATCTTAAATTATTATTAGAATCTTTATTAAATGGCATTAATATCAATTTACATGATATTCTTATATTCATAGATTCGGACAACCAAAATACAACAGAAATGTTAATTAATATCAAAAAAGAATTTCCTAATTTAACTATTATCAAAAATAACGGAATTCCTATTGGATATGCCGGAAACATTAATTATATGTTTCAAAAAGCCAAAACCGACGTTGTATCTTATTTACAATCTGATATGATTGTTTGTTTAGATTATGATAAAAAAATTACTAATCAATTAAAAGACAACCATATTCTTTGCTCGACTCGCTGCGAACCCCCCCTACATTGTTCCAATGACAACAATATAACTTTTATTCGCTCTTTCGGATACACTCCGGCGGAATTTCAATATGAAAATTTCCTAAAATTTGCCGAATCAAACAAAGACCCCCATAAACTTACAAATTACTTTTTTGCCCCGTTTACTCTTTATAAAAAATTATGGAATAATATTGGAGGACACGATGTAAATTTTAAAAAATCTCGTGAGGATAGTGACATCGCACTTCGGTTTGCCATTAAAGGTTATGAATTAAAACAAACGTGGGATGCTATTGTGTATCATTTTACATGTACAAGCAGTCGCGGCATCGAGTGGTGGAAACCCGAAAATCAAAATAAAGAAAAAGAACGTATAAAATTTGATAAAATAGAATTGGAAAGATTTATTAAAAAATGGGGAACATTTTTACATCCAACATGTCCAGAAGAAGTTGAGCCTTTTATTAAACAATGCCCTACTTGGCGTGATAAAATAATAGTTACAAATCCGCCAATTGATGAGTCAAATTTAATTTTCTTATAATAATTATAAACATGGAAATCATTTGTTTTATATCATTAATATTACTAATATGGTTTAGAACCGACGCTTGGTTGGAATATTGTCGTCTTTTCCATCTCGATTTCATTTCACATTATAAAGACTATGAAGCTAAAAAACACGAAGATGTCACATTAACTTATATTAATTATTTACAACGAGAACATAACTCCTTTTTTATTCGTTTAATAACTTGTCCAATTTGTTTAGCCGTATGGTTATCAATAATACCATCTATCATGACATCTATAACCCTATTTCCGGTGTTTGTCATGGGGTCTCTTTTACTTTTCACCGCCATTGACCGTTTGTTAGGATAATTATATGGATATTCGAAACGTTACTCAATTTGTTAATTTTATCAATAAAGGAGAATTACAAAACCTAGATATGATTTTTCAACAAATTATAGGATGCATTAATAATTACAACTCTGCTTGTAATTGTTGGAAATCCGAATTAAAAAAGAAACTTTATGATAATTGCTCTTTAATCTATATGAATGCTGTCAAAAATGTCGTTCCTAAATTTAGAAATGAATTTTTATCAAAAACTGAAGACCGGCAAATTCAATTTTATACTGATGGCGGTGCTCTTATAGGAATATTATGTCGCTAAACGATTTGTTCATTAAAAAGTTTAGTATTATTTAATGCATTTAAAACAACTTTTTGCAAATCTTTATCGGCCGTTGCCATTTCTAATGTTTCATGTCCCTTTTCTTCCCACTCGGTTTTAACATTCGAAATTTCTTGTACTAATGGGTCCTGTTTCCGTTCCTCTTCGTTAGGAGCCACATCATAAATCTTAACCATAAGATTATCAATAAATTTTTTTCCTCGGACTCTCCATTTAGGACTCCATTTTTTTAAATGTATTACAGAACCATTCCATTCTTTTTGAATCCACTCGGCTTCATTTTGAAAACGAACATCAGAAATAAGAGCAACCATACGCTCGGAAGATACACCATCATTATGATGCTCTTTTATAAGGTCTCGAATTTTTTGGTCGACCAAATTAACCCAGTATAATCCTTTATCCGACTCATGTCTCCGTTGACATCCCCACCACACTAATAAAGGACGTATAAGAGCTTTTTGTTCTGCTTTTTCAGTTTTTACTTTGGCTTGAAATCTATATCTTTTTAACATTTTCTCTACTTCATCTTTAAGCCTATCGGCAAAAGCAAACCGCATAGGAATATAATGATTTTTTCTAAGAATATCACTGGCAATTTTTACAAATGTATCTTTACCACACCGAGCATAACCCGAAATTCCTATAACTTTCATATAAAATCTTATATTATTCTTCTTTGGATTCAACTTCAAATATTTTTTCAATTTCCTTCTCATTTATACCAAAAGCACGACAAATAGATACCAGCTCATCTTGGCCTTCGTCAGTTCTCAATAATATATTAACATAATCATTAGCTTCAAATTGTGATACTTTAAAACGGTCAGCAACAATTTTAAGCAGCTCTATTTTATGCTTCATTTTTTTGGTTTTAACCCATTTATAAAAACGAAAATCCTTCGGAACTAAAGCTATCAATAATTGATAAAATTGAGGCGAAGGAATTTTATCAAATACTTGATATAAACTTGCCATTTCTTCTACAATCGAAGAATCCATTGAAAGAGCTCGTAAAATCATAAAATGATTAAACGTTTTTCGGTCTTCTTCGGAAAGATTATTATAATAATTTGGGTCTTTTTCTCTCCGAATTGCATTTACATGGTCAAACAAGCTTTTTCTCTTCGGAATTTGCAAGTCGCTCTTTTTGCTTTTCGATTTTCCGGATTTCTTTTCTGGTGCCATAAAATACTTTTTCTAAATCTCCTTGTAAAATGTTTTGATTTTCTCGTAATGTTTCACACCAACCTATAATAATTGGAATACGACTATCTATATTATTTACTCTTTCATATAAAGTTTTTAATTGGTCATCCAGCGTTTTAAGAGAATTATTAAATGCCTCCTGCAACATATAAATTCTTTTATCAATAGCAACAATCATTTTATATAATGCAACTATTGATATAATAATTATAGTAACATATAAAACTGCTAATATCAATAATGCATTCATAATTCTTCATTAAAATCCGGCGAACTTTTGATATTTTTCTTAAAATGTTTTATTTTTTTATTCGGATGATAATTTTTATGAAACGTTTTCCTATGTTCTTTAGAACGAAATTTATTATTTCTACGAAAAGTCTTTCCCATATTTATTATTTTATCTTGGTATTTATACTAACACTCATTTAATAAATAAGCAACTTATTTTAATTGTAAATTTATATAATTTTTCTTCTTACTATTTAATGCCATATTTAAACATATAAGTAACATTAAAATAATTTGTAT